AGGGTAAGAAACCCTTCCGGGTTTCTTCCCCTCCTTCGAGTACCTAACAAGTGCTCACCCCTGTAACCAATCCAACTTCTTGAGGAGTCTAATCATGATCCAAAATCATGGAAAACCCATGACTAAGGTGCGTAATTACCAAACCGTTGTTTCCGGGCCGATAGCGTACAAATCGTACAATATCCAGACCGGTCAATTGGTCGCCACGGGAGGGCCGTTTGTTTATCATCCGGTCACCGTGGACGAGGTAATTACGTCGACTAATCGTTCGTCACCGAAATCATCGTTGGCGAATTATTGTCTACATGAAAAGACTACATCTCTCATCCAGGATCAAGGGACTTCGTCCCTCTTCTGGTACACCGCAGCTAATCCAACCGTAAGGCAGGATTATTTTGCTGGTGGCGTTGATGCAGAGATTTGCCTCACACAAGCAAAGAATGCTGGCCTAGCTTCCCTATCTGGGAACAATGGCAAGTATTACTTACTTGTGAACGCTATTCCACTGATGACGCAGCATTATGACTCGCTGCGTCCGGACTTAACTGAGTTATCAGTTCCCAATTTCCTTCTGGATCTTGAGAATCTGTCCAACTTAGCTAAGTTATGGAATAAGAGTAGAAGTATAGCTCAAAACGTAGCGAACGCTAACCTAAACTATCAATACGGCTGGAGACCCACTGTTGGGGATTCGGCCGCGGCGATAGCAGCGGTTACTGGTTTCTACGAAAAGCTAAAAGCCTTCCGCCAGCGCCTTGGTAAATTAACTTCCAAGAGCAAAACGGTAGACTCTGGATCGGAATCTCACACAGGCACCACAACTTTCAATGCTTACACGATTTCGTGGACAGCAACGAGGAAGTGGGACTGTAAGGCCTATATCTCATACCGTCCTCTCCCTATCAAGGAGATGACGGCCTTTGAGGAGATTCTAAGAGGTCTCTTAGATTCTTTAGGCTTTGAGATCAACCTTGAGATCGTCTGGGATGCCATACCTTTATCCTTCATCATCGATTGGTTTTTCGATGTGGGGATGCTGTGTAGGAATTTCAGATTAGATACTCTTGAGTTGCCCTTTAGATTGGAGAATTCTTTCCTCCAATATAAAGAACAGGTGGTCATTGACTGCGCTGCGATTTACAACCAGAATCATCCGGATGTTAAACCGTGGCGTGTTCCTGGGGCTAGCTTTGAAAGGAAAACCTTTCATCGCTTCTCGGCCGTTCCCGATTACCTTGATATGCGTAATTGGGGATGGAAGTTTCCTAGCCTCAACCAGGCTTTGCTAGGCGTAAGCTTGGGTTTTTCCAAGTCAAAGTAATTTATTTACTTTGTACTGGCTGGCTAAATACCAGAAACCGTCGCTTTGCGACATAACAAACCCTTTATTGGGAAGGAGCCATCTATGGCCATTGGAGCATCTCTCACTCTTTCGAAGGATTCAGCGACCGACGTGGATACGAACACAGCAGTGTTCGACCTGCGAGCCGCTGACCAAAGTAGATCAGAATATTCTGTTGCGGGTTTAACTTACCCGGTTCAGAAGAAGCTGACTATTTCTCATGAAGAGACGAAAGACGGAGTGTTACGGCACCTGGTACGCATCGACGAAACTGCTGTCGATGCGCAACTGGTGCCGGCTACGGCATCAGCATATCTGGTGATCGTACGCCCTGCCAATACAGCAATCACGAACGCTCTCATTATTGAGAACGTAAATCGCATCGTCGACTTCTTGATCGAAGGCGGCGCTAATGCGAACGTGACCAAACTTCTTAATCGCGAAGTATAGTTAGGAGGTCCTTATGGACTTCGTAATTATATTACGCGACATTCTACTTATTATGTTGGTGTTAGTTGGTTTATATCGACTAACACCAAACGGTAACAAGAATGGCAAGAAGTCTAGATAGCGGCATTTAATACCCTATCGGGAGTATTGGATGAGAGTGTATTCTCCTGGCTCCGCCATAGGCGGCTCTTGGAGACAATCTATGAATAACATAGGTAGTCGGAAGAGCCTTAGTCTATACAGAGATGTATGGATTAACCTGGCGCAGAACCAGCGCTATTCAACGTATATCACGAACATGGATATCACTGTGTTCGTGAGAAGGTTGAAGAATGAAGGTATCACCTTCTTACTCAAAACTTTACCAAATATTGGTAAAGCCCTAGACAAGTACCATTCGACTTACGAATGGACTCCTCCCGCTGACTTCCAGTCAGACGGAGATGGCCTTCCCATATTTATGGGAAATGCTGTCAAGGCGAGCTTAAGAGGTGATTCCGAAGCCGTAGATTGTGTACGACAATTGTCGTACCTTTTCTACAAGCTGGAGATGGACTTTGATCAGGAATTCATTTCCGAACACCTATCTAAGTTTAAAGACATAGATAGGCAATTAGGAGACATCGATTTTCAGGCTAATAACCTGCTTATCGATGCGGCAAGACGGAAAATCTTTAGGATCCTTTGTAACGCGGATCCTAGAGACATACGCCCTTGTCACGGTTCAGGCGCTACCGCTGACCGAATGAAGAACTACGAGAAGTGGCATCAGCTGAAGTATTATCGTCAGCTTGATGATTTCTTCCCGTACCCTGATTACTTCTTTTACTCCCTGACTCATCTTGAGGATGAGCTGGATAAGTTAGAGAAGTCACAGTTAGTCAACCCTCAGGCACGTTTATGTTTCGTGCCTAAGGATTCTCGAGGTCCGCGTACAATATCGTGTGAGCCTTCTGCTTTGATGTATATACAGCAGGGACTCATGCGAAAGTTGTATGAGGTAATCGAGCATCACCCACTCACACGCGGATTCGTAAATTTTACGAATCAGGAGATAAATCGAAGTTTAGCCTATTCCTCGAGTAAAACCGGGGAAAGAGCTACACTAGATTTGTCTGATGCTTCTGATCGGGTAGCTTTCGAACTAGTGAAACGTTTATTTCCGTCTCACTGGCTAGATGCTTTCAAAGCATGTCGCTCTGAAAGCACGCTACTCCCTAACGGCGAAGTGATGGTATTCAACAAGTTTGCCCCAATGGGGAGTGCTTGTTGTTTTCCAGTTGAAGCTTTGGTCTTTTGGGCCATTGCTTCGGCGAGTATACCTACATCGTCGCTTGATCGCGACGTGTATGTATATGGGGATGATATTATCGTACACAGTGAAAACACCGATGCGGTAATATCAGGGCTTGAATCCGTTGGATTAAAAGTCAACAGAGACAAGTCCTATTCCAAAGGACCCTTTCGAGAGTCTTGCGGTGGTGATTATCATAGTGGTTATGATGTCACTCCCGTGCGAGTCCGAAAATCCATTGGAATATCTCATACCTCTAGATCGTCCGATGTAGAATTTTGCAATCTCATGATTGCAAAATTTGGTGAAAGTGCGTCTGCCAGACTCGTTTCTTTTGTCGAGTCCTTGCATACGATTCCTTTCCCCAGGACGAGTTTAGGTGGCATTCCTTGCTGCCTAAATTCAACCTTAACATCGTCAAATGATGTTCATTTCCGACGGAGATGGAATAAAAATCTCCAAAGATTTGAACACCGAATTCCCCAGCCTTATATGAAGACGTTAGTCTTTCATGAAGCCGCATGGAGCGAGCTCCTCAGGAAGGAGCTGACTCGGGAATTACGATCCAGAGACCAGTACGCATATGAGAGTCTGGTAACAATACAAGACTCTCAATTGCAACCTGGTGAGTATACAGTTAACCATCCTGTCAAAACAAGATGGCAGTGGGTCTGGTTAGGTTAACCAGACTCTTCTGCCGCCCAATGGGCGGCGGAGGTAAGGGGGAGTGTTTGGCGTTAGCTAAACACTAACGCTGGGCGCCCCCCCTGCCCCGAGTGAG